TATCTGTTAATAATATGTACATAGTTGTTACTCGAATCTATAAGTATTTTTATTATATTTTTTACCGCTATAAGTATAAATTTCAATATCTTTACTACTGTTAGATAGTCTTGTACGATAGTCGCCTTGAGTAATTACTGAATTATCACCAACGACTAATTTTTTCATATTTGGGCATCCATGTAATAAAAATTGATTTCCTGGCCCATAATTATAGCTACCTAAATTTAATTCTTCTAAACTACCGCAAGATTGAAAGGCGTTTATCGCTATTTTTTTAACGAGTGGTGCTGTTAATTTTTGTAGATTGCTGTCATAAAAAGCGCCCATACCTATTGATTCTAGGCGAAAATATACTTGTATCGGTATTAAATCTTTTTTATTTCTAAATTCATTATTCGATATAGACGTAGTCGTTAAATCAAGTTTTGCACGTGTTTTAATATAGTTATTGATAGCTGTTACTACTTCTTCTTCTTTGAATCCGAAATTTAACATGTTATTAATAGCTGTTAATATAGCTTCGTTAATAGGTGCAGCAGCCGTAATATTTTTAATTTCATCGGCAAATTTATTTAACTTACCTTGTGAAGTAACGCCTTTAGTCTTTAATGCTTCTTTAATAGCATTCATACTATCTTGAATCTTAGCGACTTCAGCTACTATATCATCGATAATCATAGTAAAATATCCTTTCTTAATTAGTACCGTTAAGTTTTCTTAATTCGTTAAGTAATGCAGTCATATCACTATCATATTGTGATTTAGCTACATAGTTACCGGAATCAGTTTTCTTAATATATAGTTGATCCGCTTTAAATTGGTTAAGAATTTCACGGCCGTTAAGATAACCTACACTAGGATACAAGGTAAGAATAGGTGTATTATTTTTACTCTTGATAACTAAGTTATTTCCGTTAGATTCTAATATATGATTAGCTAAATTTAAGCCGGAAGTTTGGCTAACGGTTACTGTACCGGTAAACGTATTATCGCCGTCTTTAGTAACTGCGTTATCCTTTGTAACGTAACTATCTAAGTCTGTTTTTTTTGCATATGTAGATTCTGCGTCTGTTTTTGTTACATAGCTTTTTAAACCGTAATTAACGAATTGTCTACTAGCATAGTTAACTAAGTCTTCTTTAGCTGCGTAAGTAGTAGCAGCGTCAGTTTTAGATAAGTAAGTATCAGCTGCTGTAGTCGCCGTTAAATAAGTATTTAAACTATTCTTAGTGGCATATGTATTGTCAGCATTTGTAGTTGTTAAGTAATCATTTAAACTAGCAGTCGTAGCATAGTTATCTAAATCAGTCTTCTTGGCGTAAGTAATAGCTGCGTCATTATTAGATAAATAAATTCTAGCTGCGGCAGTTACCGTTAAACAATTATCTAAATCTATTTGTTTAGCGTAAGCCGATTCTGCGTCTGTTTTAGTTAAATAAGTATTATTAGCAGTATCAGTAGTTAAATAATTAGTTAAGCTATCGGCTGTTAAATATGTACCTAATTCAGTACGTTTAACATAATTGTTAGCGTCTGTTTTAGGTAAGTAAGTATCGGACGCTTCGGCTTTACTTAAATATGAAGAAGTATCTAAATCTGTTTTTTTAACGTAAGTATTAGTCGCGTCTTGTTTAGATAAATAAGTAGTAGAAGCGTCGCCTTTTGTTAAGTAAGTCGTATTCGCTGTATCAGTTGTTAAATAAGTATTTAATTCTGATTTCTTAGCATAAGTAGTATTAGCGTCAGTTTTAGATAAGTAAGCGTCAGCTGCGGTAGTTGCTGTTAAATAATCAGTTAAATCAGTCTTCTTAGCGTAAGTAGAGTCTGCGTCAGTCTTAGTTAAATAACTATTAAAATTAGCCTTAGTAACGTATGTGTTATCTGCATAGACTCGAGATACAAAAATATCCTTAGCCGCTGCTGTAGTTATATAGCTATTAAGATCAGTTTTCTTAGAATACGTATTATCTGCAAAAACTCTGGATACAAAAATATCCTTAGCCGCTGCTGTAGTTATATAGCTATTTAATGTAGACTTAGTAGCATAGTTATTATCTGCAAAAATCCTAGATACATACGTTTTACTAGCTGCTTCTGTCTTCATGTAGTCGCTTAGACTAGCTTTAGTAGCGTATGTATTTTCTGCATTGATTTTAGATACATAATAGTTATTAAGTGCTTCTGTCTTTACATAGCTTTCTAAATCAGTTTTTAGCGCATATTTAGGATCACCTATCATAGTAAGGTAATTTCTTAAATCTACCTTTTTTAGATAAAGATTTTCAGCTTCTTGTTTAGTCGGATAAGCCGACAAATCGACATTTCCGCCACCGCTTCCGCCTGTACCTGGATCACCCTTCGGCCCTTTAAGCTGTGCTATTTGATCCGGCGTTAAATCTTCGAATCGTAATGGATCGCCCTTATCACCTTTAGGGCCTTTTAGTTGTAATAACTGATCCGGAGTAAAGTCTTCGTATTTAAAATCTTTACCAGGACTACCAGGCGCGCCAGGATTTCCGTCTTCGCCTTTATCGCCTTTAGGCCCTTTTAAAGCTGCCTTTTGTACTTCGGTTAAGTCGTCGAATGTAATAGATTTACCGTCTTTACCAGGTAAACCAGTATCACCTTTAGGGCCTTTTAAAGATTCAAGCTGCGCTTCGGTAAAATCGTCGTAAGTAAAGGCCTTACCAGGAGTACCGTCCTTACCAGGACTACCAGGATTACCAGTATCACCCTTTGGCCCTTTTAATAAAGCTAATTGATCCGGAGTTAAGTCTTCGAATGTAAAGGATTTACCGTCTTCGCCTTTAGGGCCTGGATCTCCCTTCGGCCCTTTAAGTTTCGCTAATTGATCTTCTGTTAAATCGGCTACGTTAAATATACCTGGATCGCCTTTATCGCCCTTATCGCCTTTACGGCCAGGGATACCGATATCGATATTAATTCGATTCGGAATATTAACGATTACTTCTTTTTCCATTTATTTAAACCTTTCACTATCTTTAATGTAAAGATATATCATGAATAATTTTAATACTTCCCATTACTAGCTTATAGCTATATGTATCGCTAACTATAAATACATCGTAGAAGCCTTTAAATAAAGTATTAGGAATCGTTAAGGATTTAGCGGCCGGAATACTTACATAAATAGATTTATCTTGAATTGTACAGTCAGCTTCTAAGATTAATTCATCGTTAACTGTACGAAGTTTACATACTGCATGCGCATTATTTAAATCTACATTATCGCCCTGGATAGTATAGCTTCGATTCCAATCATTACCAGTATGTAATGTTTCGGACTGACGTTTAATATAATCCATAATTAAGATACCCTTTTCCACATGTAAACAGCGAGATAAGGCGGCATATTGTTATGTGGTTGACTTCCGCCATCGGCTTTGATTCTGTGAGTATGGTTACCGTTATCGGTAGTCGTGAAAGTATGACTATGATTACCGGCGTCGGTAGTTTTCAATATTTCAATGTTTCTTACGTTATCACTATTATCCTTGTTGATATAACTATCTCTACCGTTTCTGTCAGGAGAGTTACCAAAATTCTTAACTAGGCTATGATTATGGTTACCGCTGCTATTAGTAGTACCGCCATGATTATGGTTACCGGCTGCTTCCGTATCGTCATAGTGGCTATGTCGCGGCATTTCGGCAATCGTTAAGGTATGCATAGCTTCGCCGCCTGTACTACCGGCTGCGTAATTGCTACCTTGCGCTAATAACATTCGGCCTTGTGGTAATTCTTCCCACGTACCGAAGCCAAATAACTGGGAAGGGTTAGTCGCTACGACTGACGTATATATAGCGCCTACAGGATATACCTTATCGAGTGTTAAGGCGTTATTAATATCTTTTAACGTAGCGTACATGATAGATAAGTCTAAGATAACTTTAACGTTAACTGCATTATCGGTAACAGTATCGATATTAATAATTTTTTCTTGAATAGGATACGTTTTATCGTATACCATTTTAGCTTTATCGCCGCATGTAGTATACGCATAAAGTACTTCTTGGCCGTTATCGACTTTAGCCATTAAGCCGATTTCGCGGAAGTAGAAACTAGTATTAACTAAGCTGTTACTTACTCTAAACTGTAGTCGCATTTGGCCGGCGTGTACGTTTTCGCTTTTAGCAATCGGTAAGGTTAGCTTAGGAGATTTAATCGCCGTTAAGCTATCGATAGCTGATCCAGTTGCTGTACCGTCGCCGATTACGACTTTAGTAAATGTGATGATATGGCCGGCGCGGCCTTGCGTTAACATATCGCGGCCGGCATTCGTTAACTTCAGTACGTCGAAGTCGCCTGTTTTATTAGCCATAAATATATGTTTCCTTTATTTAAAATTTAGTATGAATTAATAATTTCGGAATGTAGCTACATTCTGTATTAGTACTAGAAGTTTCGATAGTATAATTAGCGTCAGCCGGAATATAGATTTCTTCGACTTCAGAGACAACGCCGCTGAAATAGACTTCTTCGCCGAGATTTAGATAAGTAGTAAAGAAGTATCCTAAATGCGCCGGCTTCCATTGATTAATAGACGCTAATAAATCAGTCCAGTTATCGATAGTACCGTCTTGTACTTCGAATCTTAATTTATATTCCGAATATAATTCTGTGATAGTACCGTCTTTAGTACTAACATATTTATTTAACAGATCTGTTAAGAATTTGATAGTCGACGTTTGTTTAGACTGTAGCTTTTGCCATATTCTAAGACGTCGTACTTCGTCAGAATCGGATTCGTTAGTCGGAATGAATAAATCATTTTCCCAAAGAGTTAAACCCCATGTAGCCGTTGATACGAAGAATTGTTTATAAACGTCGAGTAAATACTCTCTTAATTCGTCATGCTCAGCTGATTGCGAATCGCCTACTAACTTAAATGTATCGGAATTTTCGTTAAGAAAAGCCGGTAGATATCGTAGGATATTCGTCTTTTCCTGGCGCATGAAGTCTTTACCGATTACGTTATCTAACTTAGCCATTTAACGCCACCGTACCAATCTTAGGAAGTTTACCGTTTAATTGTACTGATCCGTTAGTACCGTTAATTTGAATACTATTGTAATCTGTATAACCGGAGTTAAATAACTGTTTAACTATATCAGCCTGACTTACTTTAGTAAGTTTGAAGCCGTGTTTACGGAAGTATTCAGTAAGTAATTTTTTAAAGGATTCTTCTGTGCCGCTGCCGGTTAAACCGCTTACGCTAATATTAATAGTAATAATATCCGGAGTAGATACGATAACTTTAGCGCCGGCCGGACGTTTTAATTCGATATAGGCTTTAACTTTATTAATTAAATCTTGACTAGCTTTATCGCCGTTAGAGTCTACGATAGCTACGCCTACCGTACCAGGGCCTTCAACTAATTCAGTAACACGGCAGCCACCTACGCCGCTTACTGCCGTCGCCCATTGATTGTAATGATACAAGTTACCGGAAGTAGCCGGCAATCTAATAAAATCGCTGTATCGTTGATATAATGCTTCGTCAGTTTCTTCTTCGAAGCCGTCGATAGTCGGATTAGCATTAGTAACGGAATTAACGCCGCCTATACTCATCGGTATTAACGTAATCGTATTCGCTTCTAAATTATATTCCGTACCAGGATATTCGGCTTCAACCGGAATCGTAACAGTACCGTTATCGCTGATAAAGGATTCTTCAGTCGTATAGAATTTATAACCGCTATCAGATTGAAATAATGATTTAGCCGGAATCCAGGCGTTAACACTACCTTTAACGGTTACTTCGCCATGCGCTTTTACGGCTACTTTCCTATCGATACCCATATCGCTACATTTAGCTGTAAGATATTCACCCCAGGAAGTAGAAGCGAAGGCGGAATCTTTTACTAAATCGATTTCGAAATAAGCGTTTTTAAATTCTTCCGAAGTGGCGTTAATAATATCGCGTTTAAATGATCCTTCTATAATCGTTTCAGGATTACCTTTAATTGTATTTACAAGTCGTTGCTGAATCGTATTAACGTCTTGTAATCCGATTAATTTCTTCGCCATTATTTAAATCACCACCTTTAACGCAAAAGGCGAATAAATAGAAGTTAGATAAATAGTGATTTCGACTACGTCGTCTTCTTGTCTAGTAATATCTAGTTTATCGATACTAACGATATATGGATTTACTTTAAGGCCTTCGATGATATCTTTTTTAATCATTTCAGCCGTACCAGGAATATTAGCCTGGCCGATGTACTTTTCTAATTCGATACCGTAGCTATCATGATACGCAACGTATCGGAATCTTTCAGTTTTTAAAGCCTTATAAATCCATACTTTAAGCGCTTCGTTTTCTTGTACGATAATATGCTGACCGTCAGCGTTTTTTCTGAAGACGTCGTGAGTAAAATCCCAGGCATATTCTTTTAATAAAGGAAGCGTATCCGAAGTCGTTAATGTAGTATTATCACTATTAAGAAAAGGGTTAGCCATGCTGTACCTTTCTTTTATAAATGTACTATCTTGTCAGATATAAAATATTGTTGTGAAAATCCTTCCGTTTGTTGGAAAGGAATAATCGATACATAATCACCAGGCTTTAATGTGTCTGTGTAGATTATGTTATCGGTATAAGGATTATTTATTTCATGCGTATGACTAGCAAATTCTGCGTATCCACCGCCACCGCTGCGTGGTTGTGTTTCGGATTTAATGACGCCTTTAGCAGTCCTTTCGTATCCGATTAACAGATATTCGCTAATCCATACGTCTTCTTTTTCTAAAATAAAATCTTTATATTGTACTTTGATATTAGGCGGCGGCGCTAATACTTTACCAATCGCCGGAAGTGGCGGCTGATTATTAGCCGCGACGCCGTTAACTATATCAAGGTATTGTGTAATTGGATCTTTTTCCATAGTTATATATATCTTTATTGTAAAGACTTATTATTTAACAATTTGAGTAAAATCTAGGGTAAGATTCATCGTATGCTGCCCATTTTGGAATGTATGACTATCTGTTTTGATAAAAAACTTACCCTTTATATTTTCCTCTTGAATCTCGATACTTTTACCGGCTACACAATAGATATTACCGATAGCGCTTAATGAAGCTTCAATATCGACGCTATGTAATAACTGAGTAGCAGCCGTTTTAGTATCGACTTTTTCGTCAGGCTTATAAATTTCGGTGATTTTACCGAATTTATTTAACGCCCATTCACCTTTAACGACGTTAGTGGAAGTCGTATCACCGTTATTATCGGCGATGTATACCAGAGATACAAGATTCTCAATCGATTCACCATGCGAAGACGATAGTATATTAGTCTTATCTGTTAAGGAAAAATTCGCTATTTGTTGTGTACTGTTATCGCCGATAATAATATTATTATTTTCATCTAAGGCCATAATGGAATACTTTTTATTATCTTTAGCAGTTTGTAAAGATAAGGCCTTAGTAAAAATTTCTGTAGCCGTCATTCCGTCAGCGATAAAATCGCCTTTAGCGTCAAGGGTTACGCCTTTATCTAAAACGACGTTAAATCCCCATTCGTTGGCTACTTGTTTTAAATCGTCTAATACAGTACTATCTTTGAATTTCTTATTTAACTTAGATTTAGCTAATAAGATTAAATCATCGTAGGCTGTGAATCTCTTTTCATAAGACGATGTATCGCGGTTATGTACCCAGATTTTACCGTTAAATAATGTTAATTCTTTAGAATCTAAACTATTTAACGATTCAATATATTTAACGACGACTTTGTCGCCTAATTCTATATTCGGATTAACGAAGCTAGAATCTTTAGTAACGTTATTAAATGCGATACTAAATTCTAACTTTCGCGCTGCTTCGGCATTATCGCCACCCCAGGTAAAGGAAGTTATATAATTTGTGATATCCTTATCGTTAACAAGGAATTTAAAGTTATCCATGATAAGTTATCCTTTCGTTTCGCTTAATGTAACTTCCTTACCTTTCATATTAGCCGTAAGAGTGTTATCTTGATTCTTGCGTAAATTAATAGTATCGCCGATATTAAATGCTAGTTTTTTATCGCTTGCTGATTTAACTAAGCATTTAGCATATTTTAAATACTTTTGTTGATTAACGTCTAAGCCTTTATTATTGGTTTTAGATATTGCACGATTTAAAAAGGTTAACGGCGTATCGCCTTTTCTATAGGATAAGTTAGCCGTTACCTTTTTTAATGCAGTCGTAGGCCTTTCCTTTAATCCGGTATTCTGATCCGTCTTCTTAGAATCGGCGTTTAAGTGTTTGTATTCTGTAAATGTAAAGCTAACGTTAATATCGCCGACGCCGCTACCTTCTTCGATATTGAATGAATCGATAGTTACGTCGAAGTCGACTATCGTATCAGTTATCGTTAAATGACAATATGTATCGGAAGTACGAATACTGTTAATTCTATTAATATAATCAGTAGTATCGACGGCCTTAGCGTAAGGATAGTCTATAGCCGGTAAAAAGGTACTAAATGCTATTTTACGAAGGCCACTTTTACCAATCATATTTAAATCGCCGAGGGATTGTATATTAACGATACTATTATTATTATTAACGTTAACCGTATACGATTCAGGAATTACCGGTAACGTTACACTACCATTTTTACCGGTAATAATAACTGTACCGGATTCTGTATTATTAGTAAGAGAGTTAATGTTAAATAATGAAGCTAAGCCTTTATTAACGATATTTTCAACGACGGAAGAAGTAAAAATACTCATAATTAAACTGCCCCTTCCATTCTGTTAATAGAAGCTATTTTAAGTTTTTCGACAAAACGATTAACGATTTCGTCGATATCGGAATCTTGGCGTACTGTAACAGAATCGGCTAACTTACTAATATTAATATTAGTCGTAGAATTATTATTCTTAGAATATGTAGCGCCTTCTAAGCGTCCCATATCACGTGCTTCGCGTACGCTTTTATCGTGCGGCATAACACGAGTACCGGAAGGCAAGTCGACGATTTCGCCGCCCTGATCATGTATCTTAGCTAGGCCGCCTTTCCAGTCTTCAGTACCGGTAAACAGTAACGGAATATTCATGCTGAAAGATGATCCGCCGAATCCTGGTACCCAGTCAGGAATTGTAAAGGATAAGCCGTTAATTAATCCGATTATCGTATTAATCGTACTACGAATAAATTCACATGCACCGGCTACACCTGATTTAATTCCTTCCCAAACGTTAGAGAAGAAGCTGCCTAATGCTGACATACCATTACTTAAACCGGCTACGAATACATCGTTAAACCAGGATACACCGGCATTAAAGGCTGCCTTAATAGCTTCCCAACCTTTAATTAAATATGCTTTAACTGTATCCCAGTTATAGTAAAGTAGCATTAATACAACGATAATAGCCGTAATTGCTGCCCCTATAGGATTACTTATAAATGCAGCTGCTACCGCGCGAATACCGATAATTAAAACTTTAAATAATCCACTTGCCGCTACTCGGATAAGACTAAATACAGCGCGTAGCGTACTCATATTCTTAGCAATAGCCGATACAACAGATAAAGTAACACTAGCAGCTTTAAAGAATGCGAATAATCCGACTACGACTTTACCGATAGCTATTACCCAGTCTAACGTACCGTCGTCGGCTTGTGTTACCTTCTTAGCAAACTCGGTTAAATAATCGGCAATTTGTTTTACTTGTGGCGCTAGTTTTTCGCCGATTTTATAGAGGATAGCCATACCGCTATTCTTGGCTAATTGTAGATTTACGCCTAATGACTGATTCATTTCGTCGTAAGCCTTATTCATAGTACCCTGGCTATCTGTTATTTGTTGTTGTTGTTTCCTAAATGCTTCAGCATTACCGGCTAATTTAGTAAATGCGCGGCCGCCTACATCGCCAAAGGCTTGTAACGCGATATTTTGTTTTTCTGCGCCAGTCATATTCTTAGTCTTCTTATCGAAGTCTTCAGCAATATCGACTAAACTACGCATTTTACCTTCAGCGTCAAATACTGCGACGCCTATTCCGGTAAGTTTTTCTACGTTAGTCGGATTCGCCATTCTTTCGAATATATTAGATAAACCAGTACCGGCTTCGCTACCTTTTACGCCGGCGTTAGCTAATACGGCTAATGCTGCGGACGTATCGTATACTGTCTGATTCATACCGGAAGCAGCAGCACTACATTTAGATAATGCTTCGCCTAAATCGGCTACATCGGCGGAAGAATAGTTAGACGCGGCAGTAATAGCGTCTAATAATTTAGGGACTTCTTCAGCCGGCAATTTAAAGGCGTTAACGGTATTAGCTACCATTTCGGAAGCAACGTCGGACGCCGTATCTGTTGCGATAGCGAATTTCGCTACTTCTTGCGTCATTTTATTTAACTGATTACCAGTTAAACCGTCGATAGCGCCACCTAATGAGTTAGCAATTCCGACTAAATCTTCGGCCGATTTCGCTACCGAGAGGGACATATCCGTAAATGCTTGCTTCGATATATCAGCACTTTTACGAGTTTCAACATCAAGTTTATTTAACATAGCATGATGTTTCGTATCGAATTCGGCGAATGCGTTAACGGCTAACGTAGCCGTACCGATAGCAGCTGCTGCGAAAGGTTTTAATTTATCGGCAGCACTATCGAATTTTTTTCCTAAGTTGGAAATGCTTTTGCTTGTGGCTTTAGCCATTCTGTCAGTTTTCTTTAAGTTAGAGTTTACCGCCTTTAACTTGTCTGACATTTCATCTTGCAATTTGATAATTGCGTCAATAACTGTAGCCATTAATTAATTGCCTTTCAGCCTTTCGGCTTCTTCTATGCGTTTTTGTATTTCAAAACTTACAAAGGCATTAACGACTAATTTTTCACCGATTGGCATATTATAATATGTACTTGGCATAATATGATGATATCGATATAAGAAGTACATAGTTTGTACTTGCCTATCGGTGTTAATTAGTTTTTTACTTCTTCTTCAGCTTCTTCTACGTCGTCGATATTGTTACCGGATAATTCGTTAATCTTAGTAACAATATCGCCGATTTCGCCTACCGTAAACATAGACATAACTAATTCGGCCGGAGTCGCTACTTGATAATGTTTACATAATGCGTCGTTATGTAAATCAGGATTTTTAATACCTTCGAGTAGTACGAAGGAAGTAAATTTATCTTCGTCCATTGTAGTTTTACCCTTTTTGTTAGTCGTACTACATTGACGGCGGATTCGCATGAAGTCTTTAGCTGTTAATGCTTGTAAGGTAATTTCAAAATTAATATTAGTTTTTTTAGATAAGGATTCGACTACATAAGTACAAGTATCCTTATGTGTAAGAGTATCGATATCTTTACTTAAAAGCGTATCGACTAAATTTAATTCAGCCATGATTATATATTTCCTTTGGTTAAATAATAAGGGACTTAAATTAATAAGTCCCTTTCATTAATTAAATTATTTAAATAGATTCTACGATTTCGAATTCGGAGAATGTAAAGTTGTAAGAATCTTCGCCTACTTTACCGGCTTCCCAGTCGATAAGATTAAGAGTATCGAAAGTAGCGTCGCGGATTACGATTCTTTCCTCACCGATTGCATTCGGATCATGCAGCTTAGATTCGATAGTAAATACCGGTTGCTTACCTTGTTTGATTTCTTCGGCCATTTCTTTCAAGAAATAGCTATCTACTTTATGAAGTTTAATACTACCTTTACAAGTCATAGACATAACTTTATAGCCTTTAGTAAGACGTTTAGTATGTTTAATTTCTGTCTTATCGAGTGTAATAGTAGCTTTAAGAGATACGACTTCGGCTAGATAATGAGAATTAACCCATACTTCGCCCCATGTACCATTAATGACTTGGCCGTCTTTGTAATTTTGCATAATGTGTTAATCCTTTATTTAAATATGAATAGGAAGTTTAATAGTTTCGATAGCGTCGAGTAGGGACATTTCAGCAGTTAAGAATACGTTATCGCCGATATTTTCGTATTTGATATCAATATCTTTCATAGATTTCAATTCTTCTTTAGTTTTACGGCCATTCTTAATTAAGTATTCTTTAGTAGCGTCTACGTCGATACTACAAGTATTTTTACCTTTTTCAGCTAAGGAAGACGCTTCTAATTCAAGGAAGTAACCGTTAATAGCTGTAACCAATAAGCAGCGGTTATCGTAAGAGTTAGCATATTTACCTAGGTAATTATCTTCAGCTGTTTTCTTAATATCGTCGTGGATCATATCCATTAATTCAACGAGTTTAATTTTCTTGAAGGATTTACCTTTATCTTGTACTGTAGTTACATAAGAGTTAACGCCGCGCGCTACTTTTACTTTTTCGCCGTCGTCGAATACGACAAATTCACCGTTATTAATACGGTTATCCAAAGTTTCTTTATCGACGAATTCTACGCCTGTTACTTCAGGTAGTGGCGCGAATGTACAGGAAATAGTAGCCGGAGTACCACAAATTAAACCGGCAATACGTGTTAAGTATTGTTGGCCTGTGTATTTAGTACTACCTACTTCGAAGTATTCGTTTGTAACGTTAACGACGCCTTCAGTATCGGCAGCATTTTTAAATAATACTGCTTTAACTTTGTTATCTTTAGTATTGCGTTGCGCCTTAACCCATGTAGCGATAGCTGTAGTTTCTTCAGTCGTTGCTTCAGGATATACTAGATAAGTAAATTTAAGCGCTTCAGCAGCTTTAAGTTTTGCGTTAATATCGGCAGTTTTACCAGTTTTAGGGAATACTAACGCTACGATTTTATAAGGCGTAGTTTGATAACCGATTAACGCTAATTCTAATTGTTTTTTATTATCGGCGGAAAGTGTTTCCGGAATATCGGAGTTATCGAAGATAGTATATTTAGTAACGGATTGTACTGCGTCGTTTAACATAACTAAGATGATACCGCGTTTAGCGGATTCGATAGCAGCGATTCCTTTTTCTTTAAAATATACGGTAATTTCTGGTAAGCCCATTATTTATACCTTTCTTGTAAATGTAAGTTTATAAGTCTATCATATGCTTCGTTTTCTCTATCTTTGGTGTAAAGATAGTCGTAATACTGTACATCGAAGGAAAGACGGATTATATCGCTGTCTTCGCCTTCGATTTCAAGGCTTAGATTTTTAGTAAGAAGATATCTATTGTCTTTTTGTACTGTAAATCCTGATCTGAAATACGAAGTTAATGAATCTTGTAATATGTATAATTCTTCAGCGTTTAAAGTACCCTTTTCGCTGTAGAATGTTAAATAAATTGTGATGTTATTTAATTCGTAGCATTGATTATCTAAATTAGCTAGTCTATTAGATTTTAAGAAAAAGCAAGGAGATTCGAAGCCTTCCTTCGTTTCATCTAAGTAGACTGGATATTCGTAATGCGTCTTTAAAATATCGCGGACGGCTTGCAATATATCAATTTGTGTTAACATTTAATTCCCTATTTTTCGTTTCAAACGTTTAATCATAGATTCTAATTCAGTAGGTAATACGGTTAAGCCGATTTCTTTAGTCGTTGAATCGATAAAATGTTTACCCTGTACAAAGCCTTTTGTTTCGCCTGATTTAGTAACTATCTTATGTCCTCTATCTATAAGGCCGATATGTGGCGCTGTATTATATACTTCAGCTTGTAAGTTAGTTAAATCAGTACCAGTAACGCGCTTTTTCCAGGATTTTTTAAGTTTCTTCTTATGATCAGTACCGGAATCCGGTGTTTTATTGACTAATTCTTTTTTTAAGGCTAACCCTACTTTATTTAACGATTTTTCAGCTTCGGCCGGATATTCGGCGATAGCTTTATTAATCATATCTTCTAATTCTTCCATATTAAGGAATTCTAGGCTTGCCATTATTTACTACCTATGGTTTTATCGTTAGTATTCTTACCGCGGCTTACTTCTTCCGCGATAATCTCTAAGGATTCGTTATCGTAAAATGGATTTACGATACCTAAAATACGGAAAGTCTTAGAATTATATTTAATCGTCATATTAGTATCTATGTTAGGACGATAGCGAATAGTGAATTTAACGTTATTAATACTTTGTAATGTATCGTTTTCTTTGATATCTGACATGCGTACCGGATATATTGACGCCCAACAGTCGCATACTTTGGATTCTTTAATCGTATCGAATCCGTTAGCTGTTTTAGATTGTTGTTTAGATAATATGCTAATGCGTCTATTTAATCGCCCTGGATTAGCTATCATATTAAATCACCTCGTCATAATTAGAGTTGTATTTAATAGTCGTTAGAATAGCTGTAATCGTATGCGGATATTCGTCAGTAACGGCCGCTTTATTGGCGATGTTTCGATTAGAATACCAGTGGCTAATAAGAAGCAACGATAGCGATTCTAATAATTGATCGCTATCGTCGTATTGCTTCCCAGTAGTGGATTCTATATAGTTTTTAGACGCTTCGATTAAACTATTTACTAATACATCATCTTCAGTTAAATCGGAATCGATCCGTAAATAGTTTTTTGCAGTTTCAAGCGTCATAAGTGTTATCCTTTATTATTTCTTAGCTAAGAATACAAGGCCGTTAGCGTCGACTACTTTACCGTCTACGAGGGCTACGGAATCGTATACTTTAGCGCGAGTAGCGTTATCACGGTATTCAACTAAATCTACATTGTAGGAAGTATTAAGCATGTATTTAGATAAATCGAATAATACTGCTACTGTGTTACCTACTGTAGCGTCGTCGATTGCAGGAAGCGCGTCAGTCAATACTACTTCTTTACCGAGGATACGGTATTGTGGCTGACCGGAGATACCCATATTTACGCCGCCGATAGGTTGACCGTTTTTATCTGTCATACCTACGATAGACAATGCAGTACCTTCATTCATGATAAATACGGAGTCTTTTTTGTATGCGGAAGGTACAGCTTTCAATGCTTTAATGATAGTATCGTAATCGAATGCAGTTACATCGACTTTTTTAACTGGTGTTGCTGCTGTGATACCTGTAGGTTGGCCTACGCCAGTACCGGATACGATAGCTTTTTCCAATGCTTTACCCATAGCGTCAGCGATGTTATTAATCAATGCTGCTTCGAATGCTGCAAGGCTGCGTACGTCCATTTGGAAGGATACAGCAGCTACACAACGTAATTGATATGCTGCGAATACTAGGCTACCAGTTACCATTTTTTGGGAAGTACCGGCTGCGTCTTCACTTTGCCATGCTGCTTCGAATTGAGTAGCGGAAGTCGGTACGGATACGCCGGCTGCGAATTGAGTACGACGTACACGAGGAAGAATATCGCCGTATTTGGAAAGTTTACGTACTACTTCATCGAGTACAGTTGTAGGGATTACAGCAGCGTTATCAGTTGTTACGGAAGTTGTAGCTGCACGGAATTCTTCAGGCATTTCAGCGCCTTTAACTACATGATTAAAAAATGCGTTACGGTATTCAACAGTTTCGAAAATGTTTGTCATTTCAGGTTTTTCCTTTTCTGTAAGATTAATAGTATTACCCATAGAAGGATTGGATTCTAAGGATTTAGCAATTTCTTCGCGTTTACGAATTTCAGTTTCTTCATCGTTTAACGCTGTTAATTCATCTTGGAATTTAGATAATTCTTCAAGATTAGCAGTTTCGATAGCGCCGCGGATTTCCAATTTACGCGCTTCGATTTCTTTAATTCGATTCATTTGATTTCCTTATCTTTAGTGTAAAGACAAAATTAAAACAAAAAAATAATAAAAAGTATTCCTACTATATATGGTGATTTAATAGGTAAGAAGTACGGTTTTTAGCTTCTCTTTAGCGATAGTTTCTTTCGCTTCGGCTTCCATATTATCGAAGTTTCGGTATACGGCTTCGACTACAGTCGCGGAGTAAGCCGGAAAATCGACGACGGATACGTCTTTTAATGTTTTAATAGCATTAATATAACGCGTATTATCGACGTAAAAGTCTTTATCGACTGTAAAAGCGAAAGACATTTTATTTAAATCGCCGCGTTTGATTAATTCGTAGATATCCTTAGCAGCAGTCGTATTCGCTAATTCAGCTTCGAAATATAAACCGATTTCATCGACTGTTAAACGTAATGTATTATTGGAAGTACGCGCGAGTAGCGTAGTATTATCTTTGTGATTATAGCGAAGTACTACGTCTGACATATCACAATTAGTAAAGGCTTCTTTTGTTACGACTTCGAAATAATCGACGTTATTAGCCGAATATAATTTAGTCGGAGAATCGAAGACTACGGCATAGCCGGCAATTAACATATTTTCTTTAGATTCGATAATAGAATCTTGGTTACTTCTAACTTCTAGCATTATTTATTATCCTTTTCTTTTAATTGATATTCATCGGCTTTATCGGCATTTATATAATTTAGAGATACTAAGCGTTTATCGCCGTCTTCTACTGGCGGCAAGTCGAATAATTCCCTTGCTTCGTTTGTCGTAAGTAAACCTAACGCGCCTAATTCTTTTACCATGTTTACTTTATTAGTCGTAGACGCATACGTTAAACGATTAGAATTAAAGTCGATGATGTTACCGTATTCTTTTTCTTTTTCAGTAAATACTTTCGCTGTGAATTCTTGGTTTAATTGAATCTTGATTCCTTCGATGATAGACTCATAAAAGGCTTGCCATTCAGTTTCGTTATATGATCCGTTAACGATAGCTTCGTTAATACCGAAATAAGAATATACTTCAGATTGAAGATATTTTAACTGCGCTTCTTCAGCTGATTCGGCTTTAGTACTTACCGGAATAAAATCAGCTGTACTATCGATAGTAGCAACGCCGCCGGATTTAGACGTAGACGATTTAAACCAGTCGGCGAATAATTCGGCTTTAGTTTTCCATTCGGATTGACTTACCATACCTGATAGTTTAAGAATACCGCTAATTTTACCGCCATTCTCTACCTTATTAGATATAGATTGACGAGATTTAGATAAATTAGTTAATGTTTCGAGTAAAGGCTTATACGCGTCCTGGCCGAGTAAATCATGCGTTGAATAATTACGTCGAATATGAATTATATCGGTATAAGGAATTACGATATTCTTAGCATTATTAAAGTTAAATTTTAGATAAAGATTATTATCATATTCTTTTAATTCGCAAGAAGTAAAGTCGATAGGATAAAAGCCATTAATATTCTGTTTGTTGTCCTTTTGAATGTAAACAAACGCATTACCATAATAGAGTAATTGCGAAGCTACTTTATATAAGAAGTCGCTAGTACTCATATAAATATTAGGCCGATTAGCTAATAAACTATTAATAGATGATTTCTGCGCGTTTCTACCGTTTTCATCTTGGATAATGTGTACCGGTTTAAGTTTAGCAACGTGGCGCGCTATTGTATCGACGCATGATCGGACGGCTAAATCGTTGTAGATTTCAGCATTATAATTCGTAATGAAATTAGTATACGAATTAATTAATTGCGCGTTAGTGTACTTATTACTATCTATTTGTGTAGGCTTTACATTAAAGATAGTGTCGATAAGATTTCTAAATTCCATTATTTGAAGTATCCTTTTCAATTTCTTCTAATTCTTTATTGATAGCCATAATATGCTTACCTATTTCTTCGACTACATTTACGGTAACAGCATTACCAGCTTGTTTATATAATTGATTGTTAGAATTAACCGCAGCAGCTGCTTCATATTGTGAATCTGAAAATCCTTGCAATCGCCAGCATTCGCGCGGAGTTAATCGTCTAATCCGAATCGGATCATTATCAACTAATACGCCTACACTTCCATTTGTTGTAAGCGTTTGGCTTTGTTGTGGTTGTACTCTTCCCCTTCTTGTCGTAGAATTAATATAATTTAAGTCGATTCCGTCGCCGATATAAGTATCGATATATCCTTTTTCCGTTGCATTTTTAATCTTAACGGCAACTCTTGAATATAGTCCTGTGCCAGTACCACCTTTAGCCATAAGCGTACAACTTGTACCGTTATAATCGTAAACGCGATCGGATTGAGTACCGTCTATAATCTTTTTAAGAGTTGACTTACTTTCTCTTCTGATAGGTAATAACTTTCTTCCGGCTGCGTTTCCATGATATCCAACAATGTATATTCTTTCTCTACTTTGAGGGACTCCGTAGTCTTTGGAATTGTAAACTTTCCATTCGATAGAGTACCCTCTTTTTTCCATTTCAGTAAGTACCTGGAAGAAGGTGTATCCTCTGTTGATTAAAAGTAAGTTTTTAACGTTTTCAGCGATAAGCCATTTGGGTTTATTGCCGGATTCTTCGACTTCGTCAAGTAATCGCATAACTTCGTAGAAGAGTCCTGATCTTGTACCTTCTTTGATTCCTTGCATTTTTCCTGCGATTGAGATGTCTTGGCAAGGGAATCCAAAGGCCCATAAATCGGTTTTTGGTAAGTCTTTTCCTTTAATGTTTCTGATGTCATTATTAAAATATAGTCCTTTCGTATCATAAATAGCGTTATAAGAGTCTTGGGCAAATTTATCGAATTCGCACCAGCCGGCGCATTTTATACCGGCATTTTCTAGCCCAGTATGAAAGCCGCCGATACCACTAAAAAAATCTAAAAATTTCATTATTTAACCTTTCTTAAATTTAGCTTTAAAGTAAAGATAAAAGTATCGAATGCAAGCCGCAATAATAATTAAAGTAGCTATTAATAGCGGCAGCATAAACCTAACAATAATGTAGAGTAGAATTATAATGATTAGTAAGTAGATAATATCTAACATGATTATGTATCCTCTTTAGAGTAAAGATAGAGTATTAGTAATTAGCATTCATATATGAATACATTTCTTGATTATTTAAATAAATGGTATATGCGTCGAGTATTGCGGCGAATCCGTCTATCCTGATACCGTCTTTATTACGATTTTTACAAGGCTGCATGTTACCGTTAATATCGATATCGGCTTCGACTGAAGCTAAATTCCATATCGTGATAGGATTGTTATTATAATTAATAATCTTATCTTCGATATCGTTTTTAATACGTTGCATTGGAATAGATAAGGTTTTTTTACCTTGTATAACAGCTTCGGCGATATCCTTTCCATAATTCATTTGAAGATTTTCGACTAATTGCGCGCTTCCCCATGAATCGTAACCGAATTTATAAGGGAATACTTGATAAGTGTTTTGCATTTCTAAATACCAGTCGAGTATATCCAAAGGGTTAATATTCTTCCCTTTCGATAAGCGAAGTAATCCGTTATTATACCAGGCTGAGTAAGGTTTATTATCGCGCTTTTCGTATTCGAGTAACCTATCTTCCGGAATCCAGTACATCGATTTAACATATATCTGATCTGATGAAGCCTTTTTAAACAACATGCAAGCCGATGTTAAGTCTATTTGTTGCGATAAGTCCCAGCCGCCGATATAATAACAATTTTTTAATTCTTCCATATCAAACGTATCAGGATTAATAATTTTATCGGCTGTTAAGAAGGCTGTATTACCATTAACAGGAATATTAAAATCTTTACACAGTAAGTTAGGTAAATTTCGGCTATCTTCTTGTGCGCGCTTAACCTTATCGTTAAGATAATCTATTTGTTTAGATACGCCTAGGTTAGGATTCGCTTTAATCCATTTAGTCGGATCGTCTACTTCATCGCGTGAATCTAATTCATATACTATCGGTAATACTCTATCGTCGTTAGAAAAATCTTTATTTAAATAATGATTAATGATTCTAGTACATTCATCGTATTTTAAGTCGTAAATGTTATCGCGGATCATACCTGACGTAGAAGTTATGATAGATAACGGCTGCGTACGTGCGGACATACCGTCGACGATTACGTCATATAAGTTTTTATCTTTGATAGCGTGTAATTCGTCGATAAAACTAGCATGTACGTTAAGGCCGTCTAACGTATTAGATTCGGACGATAAAGGCTTAAATATTCCGTCGCCGATACTGCATTTAATTTCGTTAATATAAATTTTAGCGTACCGGCTTAACTCAGGTGATTTCTTAATCATCTTTTTAGACGATTCCCATATAATTTTAGCCTGATCTTTTTTAGTAGCAGCACTATATAATTGTGCGCCTTCTTCGCCGTCAGCATACAAAAGATAATTAGCAATAGCCGAAGCGAATACTGATTTACCATTCTTACGCGCAACGATTAAAATTAATTCGCGATATTGTCTTAATCCTGTATCCTTATCGACGAATCCGAATAGCGCCGATAATAACGCCTTTTGCCATAACTCTAAGATAAAAGGTTTACCGGCTGACTTGCCTTCGCCGTGTTTACAAAATGTTTGAATAAATTCTATAACGCGGTTAGCCTTATTTTCATCGAAGATATATTGATTAGGATTATTAACCTTGTAATTAAGATAATCATATACCGCTGCTACCTTCTTACTAACGATAATATCGCCGTTTGTAATCTTATTATGATATTGCAGTATATAATTCATAGCGTTTTACCTATTAAGAAATGCTTCCAAAGATGATTTAGATTCGTCGTCTAAATCGTCAGGCAACAAAGACATAAGGTTTTTAATTACTGTGTTATAACTGCGTATCATATTGTTATAGACTTTAATAGAAGATGATTCTTTAATACCAGATTGATTAGCGCCGTTTTGATATTCTTCTATACAGCCATTAATAGCTATATCGACTTGAAGTTTTGAAAGGGTTAATCTCATAAAGGCAGCGTCTGATATTAATCCTTCAGCGATAGTAAAGGTAGTCTTATCTAGTAAAGGTTTAAAGATTTTCTTCAGCTTATTAATTTCACGTTTAAGCTGCTTTTCTTGATCCGTCATAATTAAGCCTTTTCTGTTGTTAAATAACTGAATGAAAAAGTAACGGCCTTTTCGTCATGGTAGTTATCAAGGTTAAATAAATCTACTGAATAAAATTTAAAGCGTGTATTAGCTATTGTTAATTCTACTGTATTAGTAAGGCTGTTACGGAATTGATTAATAATATCGGTAGTCGTCTTTTCATCGTCGAGGATTAAGACGACGTAATTATCTGTATCGCTTAAAAGGATACTATTGATATCATAGTCTTTACTGTAAAGACTAAGTACGATGTTTCTGTTTTGTGATTGTTTCATAAGAGTAATTCCTTAATGATAATAGTTATCTTTAAGGTAAAGATAACTATACCCTTAGTTAAAAAGTGCTTTTAGTATGTAAAAAAGAGGGCGCACGGTCTTCCGGCTTTTTTTAAAAAAACCAGTAGTAGGGGGGACTTTTTCCAATTTAATAAAATTTAGGGTATACATGATTATGTATATTTAGTAACTGATACTAGCCTTATGTCTTAGACATAGTATCTATGTCTTCGACGTAGTATCGTCGTATATGTTAATGACGTTACCGTTACTATCGAAGGAGATACTACGGCTAGCAATCGCCGACTTAGATTTTTTAAATCGGTTATGTATTTCGTTATGACATTCATTACACAGTAACATTAAATTAGATTCGTTTAATGTAATGTTAGGATCAGTTACATTTAATTCTGTTATTGGTTTAATATGATGTACTTCCTTTGAATTAATAGCGCCACATTTTTCACAGGTATAAATTTTTTGCTTCCGAATTTTAGAAGCCAATTTTTTCCAGGCCTGAGAATTATAGAAGTACTTTAATTTAGGATTAGCCATAATTAGTATTTAGTAGTTAGTAGTTAATTAGTTATTAGTATTTAATATGTTATTAGTTAATGATATATAGTTAGTAAGCTATTAAAGTTAAATAAAGTTATTTTATCCGGCCGCAATTAGCCATATCTAGCCATGCTATGCGTAATAACATATATAATGGAAGTAAATTTAATTTAAAAGTGTTTAATGTAAAGATAGTTAAAAAGTGTACCCTGGTAAGGAGATAAACCCAGGATACACTTCTTAGCAGTAGTTTCTAAGTAAAAAAGGAGGTTTCGTTTTGACAATGGCAATTACTTAGTAAAGGAAGGATAGTTTACATCCTTTCACTATATAAGGTTATTTCTGTAGTAAGAAGTACGGATTTTAGGTAAATAAATGTTATTTAGCGCCGGTTAGTTTAAATTAATAAATTCTGATCCGTAATCTTATTAAGAAAAAAAGTTTCACTTTTTTGATGAATATCCGATATAAAATTTCACTTTTTTAATGAAGTTTTTTTGGCAAAAAAATGGCGATGAAGCCAGTAAATACCTATATAGTTGTCTGAAAAATACTGCAATTTCACACCAATATAAATATATGTAGAATTGCAGTAGTTACCTGGGTTGAAGGCTATTTTTTAGAGAATCGTTACATAGGATATATACGTTTGTATTTTAAATATCGTGATACAAGATTAGTCAATGTTAGATAATGAGTCATATTAAATAATGATAGTTGAAATTATGCTATTAGAATCTGTTAAGGAGATGAGATAGAATAATCCTGGCGGCGGATTTAGTTTCCGAAAATACAAACGTATATAATATACTCAAAAAAAAGTTTCACTTTTTTAATGAAATCTGGATACAAAACTTCACTTTTTTAATGAAGGTTTTTTTAGAAAAAAATACCGATGAAGCCAGGATTTACCTGTATAGTTGTCTGAAAATCATTGCAATTCCACACCATATATAATATATGTCAAATTGCAGTCTGAAGCCAGTAGCTATAAGGGTTTCTACCGTTTTTATCCAAAAAACATTATTTAACAGCTTTATCCTAATTTCCAAAGTTTGAATTTGGCTGCCGTATCCTACTATGATACATAATCCTTAACAGCTTACTTTGGATATTAGGATAGGTTAGATAATGAATCATTAATGCATTTTACAGCAATCATTATTTAACAGCTTATCCTTACTTATAAGGTTAGCCTAAGAGATTATTTTAGCTGCCAGGATTTAACAGCTAATATTGAATAATCATTAATTATGTTTAGAGTATTATTCAATGGAATATACTAAACATATCTTAATAGACTATTATTGAAGGATATTTATGATATGCTATTAATGATAATGCATTGAGTTAGGATAATTAATCCTTCAGCATGAGTAGTATCGCCGGCCAAAAACAAGCCTTTGATATCAAACGTCATGAGTATAGATTATTCAGATGAGATATCCTTATATAGGATTAATCAAAACTTATCTAACCTTTGTCTAAGATACAAAATCTTGTAAAGGATATGTTTATTGTAAGATACTGTTTACTGGTAATGCTTAACCTGGGTAACTTGATTATCCTGATTAGTTAGATAAAGAATGACAATAAGGGCAGCATTTACCATTCTTAACAGATTATGATTCCAGTCAGGATAACTACATCATACTAATAAAGATACTACCGTTATTCATATAATATCTACGCTGCGTTTAATACAGATAACGTATCTAAGATATTGCTACGGATCAGGAATATCCTAATTAAGAAGACGCACGAGGTGCCGTTTTGCAGCTTAAAATAGCTATTTTTCGCCGTTAAAATTAATTAGACATTATTTATTTAAAAGTCTTGACTGTAAAGATAAACTTTAGTATAATAATTATAGATAACAGCGATGTACTTAACGTCGCTATACATAATTAAACGGCTATTTGTAAAACGTGGACATACAAAATAATCATAATCATAATTTAAGCCGTTAAGATAACCCTTAACAGTTAATTATTATTTAAATCCTGACGCGCATAACTTGTATTCTTCAACTACTATACATGGTTAGGATTTAAATCTTAATAGATTGCTAAGGCCTACACAATACAATTTGATATATCAAATTTTAAAGATACAGCGTTATTAGCTGATTATTTATTAGACAAAATCTTAGAAATAATCAGCTATGACGGTGTATTTTTTGTTATATCACAAAGATAATAAAAATTTTTAAAAATTTTTTTTGAAAAACTGCATTAAGAATCGTCTGCCGTAGGTAATATAACTTATGAAGACAGCAAACGAAGAGAGAAATTCAAACGGGGGATTTTAATCTACTTACTGTTATTAACTACGAAAGGCGATTTAATAATGATAGTTACAACGTCAACAAAGTACAATTCCTTTAACCATGATTTAATGACTGGCGATTTTGGCGAAGACTGGACAGTCAAGGCATTAATGGATATTCAAGGTACAAAATTATTTAAATGTGATACGCCGGCTTTTAGGAGTATCGACGTCGACTTTACTACGGATTTAACATTATCTAAATCCAACGATATAAACGAAATACTTAATTCTGAATTCCCTTTAATAGAAGTTAAGACTGATTTAAGCACGTTTCCGAATCAATGTATAGAAGTCGTATCTAATATGAATACCGGTAGTCCTGGGTGGGCATTAGTTACGGAAGCAACTCATATATTTAGCGTGTTTCCTAAGTTAAATAAATGTTATATCTACGACGGACAATTATTTAGAGAATACGCCGAATCCATTAAAGATGATCCGAATATTAAGACTTCGATACTCAATACAGCCGGCTACGACAAGAAAACGCTTTACAATTCTAAAATTAAATTAGTTAGCCGTAAAAAGCTGCAAGATTTAGGAATCGTAACACGAATCATTGATTTAAAAACTTATGACTATCTTTACATTAAAGCTAAAACACATTAAAGGAGTACTTACGATGACAAACAATAGATATTATCCGGAATTAACATTATTAGTAACAGCAGCATTAGCCGCGATTACATTAATTCTATTATCTAACCAATTCTTCCTGTTAGGTACAGTAGCAGCATTAGCTACTGTATCCTTTGAAATTTGGAAATTTACATTAGGAAGGATTCGTTAACATGGATATTAAAAAATTATTAGATGTATACATCTTAGCTAAGGCTAGAAGCGAATCTAACATCGAAGTAGTAGAATACATCGTTGATATTGACGCTGCATTAAGTCGTATTAGTAAAAGACATAGATTCATACTAGAAAAGATTCATTTTGAAGGATATAGCCAGGTAGAAGTAGCTAACATGCTAGGGATTACAAAATCTACCTTAAACGGCGTTTATGCTACTGCATTAGAAGCATTCAAAAAGGAGTTTTCAAAATGAATAACGTTAATACCTTAAAATTCGCTAATAGCTTACTTAGCCACGATAACTATACCGAAGCCGAGATTATGGAATTCATAGCTAAGGCTAAAACACAATACGAATATGACGCAATTATCGATAGTCTTTACTTAAAAGATAGACATGATAACCGCGATACTAAGAATCGACGCGAATACAGCTATCATACAGCCGATTCAATGCGTAAGAAGCGTAAACGCGAAGATTCATTAAATTATCTAAACGAAGTCAAACATATTCAATTAACAGATTTTTAATTTAAATAAAGGAGATATATCTCATGAATACAACTTACACACACGCCGACAATACACATAAATACTATCAAACTAGAAGTACTTTAGTTACGAAGGAAGGCCGCCTTCAATCTAGCCGATTATTCGCTACAAAGGTAAGTATCGATTATAGCTTCGACGCTTTAAATCGTGGCTTAACTCAAAAAGACGTATTTAATTTTGTAATGGTACTCGCGCAATATATTAAATCCGATAGCGTATTATATGTTTACGATAAAGGTAAACGCCATAAACGGCCGATGACTAAAAACGATATGCGCGAAATCCTAGACTTAACTAAGGGATCATTTAATAACTTTTGGGCAAGATGTATTAAAGCTAACGTTTTAAAAATCGATAAAACAATTTCTAATAATGATATCACGCGCCAAGTAATTTATGTAAATCCGGCTTTCATGCAACCTAATTATTCTATTACAGCTAAGGCATACTGGTTATTTAAATCTGACTTAGACGCTAAATTAGACGATACTACTATCGCTATGTATACCGACGAATTTAACCGTCAATACGGTACACATACACACGAAGACGCCGTTACTTACTTAGAATCTGAAGAAGCTGTTAAGGAAGAAAACGTTACAGAAATTGAAGTAAATTATAATCCTGAAGACGAAGCTACTGCTTCGGAAGCTGATCCGGAAGCTGATACAGACGAAGTCGCGGAAGAATTAACGGAAGATACTATAGCGCCAATTAAATATAATAAATCTGCTAATATTGTACCGTTAGGGGAAGCTAAATCTACTTATGAAGAATTAGCTGCTAAAATGCGTAAGAAATTGTTAGATAATAATGTACTTAATAGCCGGACTTTAATTAATATATAGTCTACGTTGAATATGTTTCTTATAAATAATCAGGTAAATTATAACTTCCGATAAGTATATAGGTATCGGAAGTAATTTTAGAATAAAAAATACAGATAGTTACTGCATTCTTTAATGAATGATATAACTATCTGTATAAATTTCCTGGAATGTATAGAATATTTATTTAAAATAATGGTTTATTCTGTGCATTTTGTATCTTTATATGACGTTTTCGTTTTTGTATACTATGTAAATCGGAAGCCGTAAAATCGGATTTATCCTTCCGGCGCGGATCAGATATTAATTTCACATTATTTAAATTCTTATATTCATAGATACTTAATCCTAGATTAAATACTTCAAAAAATTCAAGGTTATGTTTTTCTTTTAAAGCTACGAAATCGTCATAATCTTTTAAATTAATTAACAGGCTTTGTCTGATACATTGTTTATCAGCTTCTAATAATTTTTTAAGAGTCGTAAAAGCCTTAGATATTTCTACAGTATCATTATCGATATTTTCTTTAACGCCGGTAACAATAGCTTCAAATAATTCTGCTACTGTTAAACGTTGCGTATAAGCTATATCTTTAAATCTAAAATAATCATCGAAGAAGATATAATAATTAATTTGACGTTTATTCTTAATGCGTAATGCTGTATTAGTTTCGGTATCGATAGCTGCTGCCGTAATAGTAGGCTTATCGGAATTCTTAATATTAGTATCGATAGTAGTCTTACGCTGCTTTAACATATCTAAATCTAACTTAGCCATTATAATAATCTCCCCTTAATTAATTCGTTAGTTACTGCTAAGAAATCATTGTAACCAATACTCTTATTAGCATATTCGACAATATCTTTACCGATACTAGCTGATTCAGCGATAACGGAAGAATCACGGATTACAGTATTTAATACATTAAAATCCTGGCGCATTAATTCAGTAGTTAAATCGGATATCTTACGGCGTTTATACTGATTAACGATAACGGCGTCGATAGTCTTACCTGGTTTAACCTGGTTTAGAGTTTCTGTAAGTAAAGATAATCCTCTTGAAGATACAATATCAGGCTTAATAATACTAATAATTGTATCGGCTGCCATTAATGCGTTAATATTAATAATACCTAACGCCGGCGGACAGTCTAGGATTACATAATCATAGCCGTTAATAGCTTCTAAACTAGCTTTTAATTTATTAGCTGAAATATCTTTACCGTAAAGATTAGTTAATTCAATACTACCAGGAATAATATCGTAGTATTCACCTGGTACAATGTGATAATTATTTTTCGTCTTAGTGAATAATTCGTAGCTGCTTCCGTTAATAAATTCAGGATTAACAAAATCTGTTAATGTAGCTTGCGGATCTAAATCAATAAATAATACTTTTTTGTTAAATACTTTAGATAAAATAGCGCCGATATTAAAAGCACATATAGACTTGCCTACGCCGCCTTTTTGATTAATGAAAGCAATAGTTTTCATAAGTTTTACCCCCTAATTTATCTACAGTATATACTATATTTAGCTTCAATGTAAAGATAAATATTTATCTTTAACATAAAGATTTTTAATTTAAATAAAGGAATGAAATATATGTTATCTAATAATCTTAAAATCGCCACTATCCAATTATTCGCATTCGATACAGTATTATTAACGTTAATCGCCGTCGAAATCATTACAGTAATCACTCATTATTTAACACTCGATACCTTAGTAGTCGATCTATTCGATATATTAATGATACCTTGTCTTATCGTAGCATTGTCTATGTTTACGTTACATTATAAGCAGCTTAAACGTATGGTATTAGAAAATGATTGACTTATATCTATACCAATATTATTATGTAATTAGTTGATAGATTTTAATAATGGAAAAAGCACTAGCCGTAATTGGTTAGTGCTTTTTTGTTGTAAAGTTTTAAATTTAATGATATCATATCATTAATGATAATAATGAATCGCAAGTTATTATTATGTACGCGAATTTGATTCGGTACACAATTTAATTAAAACGTGCAAAAAAAAAGCCTACCGACTTTGCTGGTAACATCGTCGAAAGGCGTATGCTAGACAAGTACTCAACCATACTTGCTAACTTGTTTTATTTGTACAATAATTATAGCATATAAAGACTTTTAAATACAAGCATTTTAACTGTTTTTACTCTATAAAAAGGTACTTGTTTAGCGTAGCATTAGATATTAAAGATAAAATATCTGTAGGCTATGCTTTTTTTGTTGCCTTGCTGCATAGGGTAAGAATAGAATAGTGCAGCCAGTTAGCCGGTTAACTGCTTAAAACAGATCCGGAATTATAACCACGGTTATGAAGCGCTGCCGGCGCTATATAAGGGAAAGCAATTATAATAGTTTTGCCTACGGTTTTGAATAGCCGACGCTATAAAATATTCATGGTTTACTGATACATACCTATTTTAAAGTACAGTATTCCATAAATGGTAGAAGATGTTACGACGCCAGTACCGCCGGCGATTGAAAGCGCGGACGAATGAGTAACAAAGGGTAAGGTTAAATCGCCGAAGTTAGATTTCGGTAACGGCGCAAGTCGTGGGATTACATAGGTACATCGGTAACGATGTAATTAGTAGGGCAATTTGGATTTAGACGCTAAATAATATGTACGGTAGTAGAATACCGGCTATAAATAGGGCATACGGATACGGATTCTTCAGTAAACTGTGTTTGATAAATGTATAGTATTCCTAGTAATTTAAATAATTTTGTTTGAGTTACTGGGGATACTATGCGCCGAAGCCGTTGCTTAGTGCCTATGTTTGATACGCCTTTCAGGCGTCGACGTCAATACGTCCATAGTACTTTTATCTAAATTAATATAAATAATAACAAAAAAAAGCGACTAGGGAAATTGATCCTTAGTCGCTTCTTTCATAAGAAAATATATAGTCAACAGTATTAAATACTGCGGCTGATGATGAATACATTATTATGTTATTTAAAACTTAACAAAGTCGTACGATACTGCTGCGCCGTCTAAGTTTTTACCTTTAGGATTAGTTATACTCTTAAAGGCTTCGACTCTTAACCGATCGCGTTGATAATGTACAGTACCGTAGATATCGTTATTGATAACGGCTATACCGCCACCGATACGATTTTTCTTTTCTTGCTTAATCGCATAATAATTGTTTTGAATTACGTTATTATCGGATTCAGTTTCCTTTAATACATAATCTGCCTTATCTTTACTGGAAAGATAGTTAGCTTTTTTATCAGATTCTGCTTGCGAAGTCGTTATATATTGAAAAGTAGGCGGTTTTTCCTTAGCTACTTCGATATAATGTACGACTTCTTTCGTATCTGAATCTGATTTATATTTATTAGATAATTGCTGCGCTTGTTTAACGGAATTAAAATCGACTTTAGCTATCGGCTGTAAAGGAATCGTAGAATCTTGTATTCCTTTGTGATAGAAATAATATCCTGATCCGACTAATAAGCTAATAATAATAAGAATTCCGGCAGCGATTATAATTCTTTTATTTAACAGCTGAAGCATAGTCTGTAATACCTCTAGCTATAGCAGCAGCGAAATCGTCAGAATGATTCATTAATAGTAACGCGTCTTCATCATTATCGATAAAAGCAGTTTCTACTAATACGGCCGGCATATGTGTACGTTTCAAAACGGTTAATTCCGGACGTACCTTAATACCTCTATCGACTGTATTTAAGCTATTAATAATCTGATTTTGTACGCAATTAGCCAATATTTCAGATTCGCCGCCTAAATTATATACTAAACATTCCGTACCTTTAGCTTGTGTATTAGCTGCGTTACAATGGATACTAATAAATATATCGCTATTCCAGTCGTTAGCAGCAACGCATACAGGGTAAGGACGATCAGCATAATCAGAATCATAATTTAAATTATCTGACTGCATTACTTGTGTAGTATAGCCTACATTATTTAAATAAAAGGCTACTTTATCGCCGATAGTTTTAGCGACTTCAGCTTCCGTAATACCGTAGTTATTGTTAACAGCACCACTATCATATTGTAAATCGTGGCCTGGATTAATAAATATCTTCAATTATTTAACTTCCTTATCTTCTAATTTATCCGGTATACCGTTATGATTACTATCAAGCCATAAGCCTAAGAATCCGACTAACGCCGTTAATACACTAGGTATAAATATATGATCGATTATGTTAAGTCCGACGCTAATTATTTTATTAGCTTCATCGCTAACATAACCGGATATAAAAGACATAATGTACTGGATAATAACTAATAATATCGGTAGTATCATAACCAGGATAAGCAAGCGCGTAAGAATAACGCCAGTAGGTTTTACCCTACTGACGCGAATATTCTGATAGGCGCTTTTAATTGATTGTATCGCTTTATTCTTAATATCCATTTAGCTTTACCTTAAAGATATCGATTTTAAAAAATAATACCTAAAATAGCGATAGCTATCGGAATCATGAATCCGAAGAATATAGCGACGCCTTGAATTTTTTTGTCTTTATCACAAAGACTATCGAGTTGTGCTTGATGATTAGAAATTTTAGAATCCATATCTTTCAATGTAGATTCAATTTGAGTAACGCGCGAATTCATTGCATTCTGCTGCGCTTGAAAGTCATGAATCGTATTTCTAATATCCTTGACGATATCTAAAATTAAGCTGATATTATCCATTATTAACCTTTGTTATAATGTTTGACTAACCATTCGGATACGGCGGATTGATAAGATTCAGGTACTAACTTAATTTCGTCGTTAGCGACTGTTTCGTCCAACGTATATTTACCGAGAATAACGAGTTTAGAGTATGCGCTAATTAGCCACGGTTTCAATTTCTTCATGTGTAGTACCACCTTCTAAATCTAATATTTGTGATTGTAAGTCAGCTAACGCTTCTAATACATATTCAGGATTTAATTCGACTGTATCTTCGGCGTCGCTGCCGCTATTAATAGCGTCTTCATTATCTAACTTCGGCTGTACTTTATCTTTTTTAACAGTATCAGCTATCTTATCAATTAAGTTAAATAATGAATTGTATTGCATTTCGGTTACGATTCTAAATCCTGGTTGTAAGTCAGGTAGAAGCGCTTCTTTGTAAGTACTCATACCGATTACGATATTTGTATCTGTTAATAATATGTACATAGTTGTTACTCGAATCTATAAGTATTTTTATTATATTTTTTACCGCTATAAGTATAAATTTCAATATCTTTA